CCCAGCGAAACAAAATCTGGGACTTCTACACAGCCGCCCTCTCCACCCGTCTACAGCCAGACGCAAAAGGCCAGTTACCCAGCCAGATAGTTATCCTCACCCGCTGGCATCCAGACGACTTAGCAGGCCGTCTTATGCGCACAGAGGATTGGAAGGAAGGCATGTGGATGCACCTCGACTATCCAGCCATAAGAAAGGTAGGCGGCAAGAAGATTTCTCGCAGAAGCCTGCCTCCTTCACACCCTATGTATGTGGAAGCCAACGAGCTGAGCAACCTAGCCAAGACAAAACGCTACATCCAAGAGGAAGAAGACGTCGCCTTATGGCCAGAACGATTCCCCGTCGAAGAACTTAGACGCCGAGAACGCCTAAACCCACGCGACTTTGCCTCTCTATATCAGCAAAGACCCTACATTGAGGGCGGAAACATCCTCAAATCAGAGTGGTGGAGCTACTATCCAGAGGATTTGCACCCCAACAACTTCCAAACAATCATCATTGCGGCAGATACGGCCTTCAAAAAGACGGAAACATCGGACTATTCGGTCGCCATAGTCGCTGGTCTTACCCAAGACGGGGACATATACATCGTTGAAGTCCACCGTGGACGATGGGAATACCCAGACCTTCGCCAAAAGCTCATCAACATCAACGCATCTTGGCGAGGAAAGGGACTCCGCGCCCTATATGTGGAAGATAAGGCGTCTGGCCAGTCCATTATCCAAGACTTACGCCGAGAATCCGGCATGGCAGTCGTCCCCTACAAGGTAGTCAACGACAAAGTCAGCCGAGTCAACGGAATCACGCCCCTAATCCAAGGTGGTCGCGTCCACTTGCCCGAGAAAGCAAAGTGGCTGGACGATTTCGTGGAAGAATGCACAGCTTTCCCGGCAGGTCGCCACGATGACCAAGTCGATGCGCTGTCTATGGCTGTGGACATCCTGTCCCGCCAAACAATTACCCCGGAAGCCATGTTCGGCTCTCTCAATGCGAGCAATTCCCTCAATCAAGAAGCACAAAGAAACCGAGACTCCCTATCCGCGCAATTCGGAACGCAAATGTTCAAAGGATGGGGCGAGTAACGTCCGCACAGGGACGACCACACACACTTTATAAGGCAAATTACACGGCATGGCAGACAAAAAAAGAACCTACTATGGTGCGGACTACGCAGGCTCATCGACCAATGGACAAGTGGTTGATCTCTCTAGGCTCGCCAACAAGATAGTTGCATACGAAGACATATCCGGTGACCTCAAAGAAGATGAGGAGCGACGCATTGTTGACTACGTCAAATCATGCGTGGACATGTCCTACAACAAGATCAAGAAACGCTATGATCACTGGACAGAAGCTGATCGAGCGCACGATGTTTGGGTTCCGCCGGATGCCACTCAGTTCCGAGAGAAGGCAGTAGTCGCAGACACGCGAGCTGTTGCTGACACAGTCCTCACCTACTTGATGGCCGCACTGGGTGGACGTAACCCCATGTTCCAGCTTGAGGGATTGGATCGCAACAGCCGAAAGACTGCATCGATTCTTGAGCGAGTACTGCACTCACAGATGCGACGCACTGCTGGTGAAGCGAGAATGGCGCAGATGCTTCTCGATAGCATCCGTTATGGATTCGCCCCCACCAAAGTTGTGTGGGATGCCAATGACAATCAGAACCGTATCGTCAACATTGATCCACGCCGATGCTTCCCAGACCCAAGAGTAAGTTGGGGCGAATGGGAGCAGTGGCAGTTCTGCGTGTTCACCGACTACCAGTCATATAACTCGCTGATCAACACTGGCCTCTACCCCAAGCTAAAGGATCACCCCGAGCTACGCCACCGAACAGGAACGGCGAAGTCAGGTTGGCAAGCCCACCGCTGGCACAAAGAAGAAGGCCGTGGACTTAATATTGATCCTGCCGCTCCGAACAGTGGAGGCATGGCAGACCACGCATACTTCACGCTGGGAGACGCTCGCGTCACCGACGAGTGTTGGGTGCGATTCTCAGGACATGAGATTGGCATTCCGTCCATCGAACAAATCTGGATGGTCATCACGATCCTAGACGAGCATGTCTGTATCCGTATGCAGCTCAACCCATACGGTCAGCAGTTCCCGATGGTGATGGGTGGCCTCTATAACGACACCCACAAAACTTGGGGACAATCAATCTATGATCTTATGTTGCCCATGCACAACATTGCTACGTGGCTGTTACGAAGCCGTATCGATAATGTTCAGGCTGCGCTCAATAACCTAATCTTTGTTGATCCAACACAGGTGATGGTGCCAGACCTCATTGACCGAAACCCTTGGGGTGTTGTGAGAACTATGCCCGGAGCGAAGCCCGGTGATGGTGTCTATATTGCTCAAGTCCCTGACGTTACTCGTGGACACTGGAACGACATCCAAGCGATGTCCGAACTCAAGAACCGAGTGTCCAGCGCATCCGATGCACAGCAAGGTATGCCGACACCAGACGTTAGAACCGCAACAGAAATCCAACGTCTGACTCAGCTCGGCTCTCAGCGCCTTGGTGTTTTAAGTCGCGTCATCTCCGCTACAACAATCCGTCCAATGGTTCGCATGATGACCTCGAACATTCAGGACGCACTAGAAATTAACGGCTCCATCAAGATCGATGAAGACAAGATGCCCGGTCAGTTGGCTGACTTGGTTCAGGATGGCTACATCGATTATGGCGCTAAAGACCTGCAAGGCAAGATCGACTATCTCGTTATCGATGGCACGCTACCCGTGGAGCCAACACGAAACGCCGAGACGTGGATGAACATGCTACAGATCATGTCCCAGACTGGCCTCAACATGGAATACAAGATGGGCAAGATTGCAGAAGAAGCAATCCGCGCACTTGGCATTTCAGACCTAGACCAGTTCCGCATCTCCGAGGAAGAGAAGCAACAGGGTAACTCACCCAGTCAGCAAATCGCCCTTATGGAGAAAATGCGTGGAGCAAGTGTTGCGCCGCAGGAACAAATCGAACGTGAAGCTCAGAAAGGAAACCTTATTCCAATGAGCGAGAAACAGAGGATGCAAAATGGCTAACACGATAAACGCACTCGCAGCAGCAATGGAGCCCGACCTAGATACTGACATCGTGAACTATGTCCACGCTGTCTTTAATCAGGTCGATCTCAACACTACTGATTGGGGCGCAACCAACGCCAAGACAATCGTGAAGCTACAGAAGCAAGTCCGCGATCTCGAAATCGAAGTGGCTAACCTCAAGGTGAACATCTAATGGCTATTACACGCCCGACAAGTGAGCAACTAAGATTCGTCTCCTCAAAGACTGGCGAGCACATCCTCGACACCTATATGGAGAATGCCGAGCTAGGCGACCGCACTATCGCTCAAATGCTTGGCGACATCTTTAACGCATCGACAGGCATCTTTGACCCGACGATCTTTTCCGTAAGAGTACTCACGACAGACAACAACAAACTGCAAGTCCGTGTAGGAACAGCAAACAGCTATGTTGACTCTGGCGTCGAAATCTTTAATGCACGCGGCACCTATGCAACATCAACCGCATACAAGGTGCTCGACATTGCAACCAAAGACCAAGATACCTTTGTCTGCACGGTTGCCCACACATCCTCTAATGCAACACCAGATGCAAGCAAGTTCCTCAAGATTATTGATGGCACTCTCGTCAAGAACTACGCGAACAAAGTTGATGGTGCTGTATCAGGATCAGACTACTCAGCAAAGGCATGGGCTGTAGGCGGCACAGGAATTACTGATACTGCTGGCAAGGGTGCCGCCTCTGAGTGGGCAATCAAAGTCAGCGGTACTGTGGACGGCACAAACTACTCAGCGAAATACTGGGCAACCAGCACCAACGTCACAACCGTTGCTAACGGCATATCAAACATCAACACCGTTGCAACCAACATTGCAAACGTAAACACTGTTGGCGGAATCTCCGCAAACGTAACCTCAGTTGCTGGCATTGCATCAGACGTAACGGCTGTCGCAGGCGATGCCTCAGACATCGGCACAGTCTCAACAAACATCGCCAACGTAAACACTGTCGCAGGAATCTCAGCCAACGTAACAGCAGTAGCAGGAGACGCAACAGACATTGGTGCTGTCGCAACAAACATTGCAGGCACCGACACAATCGGAGCTGTCGCAGGCTCCATTGCTAACGTGAACACAGTCGCTGGAATTGACAGCAACATAACCGCTGTCGCTAACAACGCATCAAACATTAATACGGTTGCAGGGATTGATTCCAATGTGACTACAGTCGCTGGCATCTCTAGTGCGGTGTCCTCCGTCTCGTCTAACACGAGCAACGTGAATGCTGTGGCCGGATCAATATCAAACGTGAACACAGTTGCTTCAAACATCACTAATGTGAACACCTTTGCTACTACCTACTTTATAGGAGGCTCTGCCCCGGGCGGAGTAACCACGGGCGACCTGTGGTACGACACAAGCTCAAATGCGATGAAAGTCTACAACGGCTCTTCATTTGTATCTTCTGCTGGGTTTGCAAACATAGCGATTGGCGATCTATCTAATGTGGCTACAACCACACCGACAGCAAACCAAGGTCTCGTCTACAACACTGGCTCGTCTGCATTTGTGCCTACAACGCTAAACCTTCAGACCATTGCCGACATTGGCGC